GAACTTACTGCTGATGCTGAATCAGAAGCTATAGCCTATAAATGGAAAAGAGAAAAAGAATATCCAAAAATAGAAGAACAGTTAGATGAGATATATCACAATGGCATAGAGAGTTGGAAAGCTATAATTAAAGTAATTAAAGATAAATATCCTAAACCATAATACTGACAGGATTTTAATAATATGAAAGTAACTAACGAAAAATTATTTGAGATGATGGTTCAATTAGATGTAAAAATGTTAAAGATGGATAATCGACTAATGCAAGTAGAGGCAGTCATGAATAAAGGTAGAGGTGCAATTACATTATTGGCATGGCTCGGTGGTATTAGTGCTATCGTAATTGGATATTTCTATAAGGAGTAATTTATGTCAGGTTTAAAAATACAAACAGCTCAAACAGATTTTGCAGTAACTCTAGCAGAATTAAAAGCATATCTAAAAGTAGATTCTACAGATGATGATACAGTTTTAGCAATCATAAGATTAACTGTAGATTCATGGGCAAAAGAATATACCCACAGAACATTATGCACTACTACATACGAATTATTTATTGATGATTTATCAGATTCTAATGTTCCAATTCAAGAGGGAATGTATACTGGTATTGATATGGTTTATTCTAAAAGACCAATTATATTACCTTTCTCTCCTGTCGCATCAATAAGTCATGTTAAATATTATTCAGATGATGATACAGCAACAACATGGGCAACTTCTAATTACAGACTAGACAATGCAAGTGTTCCGAGCAGATTTACTTTACAAACAGGAAAAACTTATCCCAGTGGATTAAGACCAATCAATGGTTTTGAAATTAAATATGTTGCTGGTTATGGAGATAATACTGCTATTCCAAAACAAATTAAAATGGCTTGTCTTATTTATGCGAGTTATATTTTTGAGCATAGAGGCGATAACGAAAAAAATATACAAGCACCATACTCTGCAACTTCTTTGTTAGAGCCATATGTAGTAAAACAATTATCTACAAATCCTTATAAAACAAATTCAAAATATAGATATGGAGTCATTGGCTAATTATGTATCTTGGCGAGTTCAGAAATAGAGTCGCTTTACAAACACTGGGTGGTGGAACGGACTCAGGTGGTGGTCAAGCAACAACATGGTCAACAGCTACCACTGTGTGGAGTAAAGTTGAAAATCTTTCAGGTTCAGAGGGTTTATTTGGCGACCAACTCAGAGCCACAGGAAGTTTTAAATTCACAATAAGATATTACTCAGCACTCACAACAAAGTATAGACTTCTATATCGTTCTAAAGGATTTGAAATTACTAATGTAATAATTTTAGATGAGGGTAAAGAAAGATATCAAGAGATTACTGCCACAGAGGGGGTTGCTTTTGGGAGTTAAAGTTACTATAAAATCTAATATAAATAAAAAAACTGATTCAGCTAAAAGAAAGTTTGAGGATAGCGTAAATGATTGGGTTAATAGAACAGGTCTTTATTTTAGAAATCAAATTATGCGAGATATGACTGCAAGTCCACCAACAGGAAGAACATACACTCATAATAGCAAAGGGGAAAAAAGAAACAAACCTCATATTGCATCATCAATGGGAAATCCACCTAGAGTAGATTCAGGTATCTTAAGAACTAGCATACAATATAAAAGAACAGGAATTGGAGAGGGTTTAGTTAGTACAAATATGGATTATGCAGAAAATTTAGAGATTGTTTTAAAAAGATATTTTATGAGTAAACAAAGTAGTGCTTATAAAAATACATTAATAACAGGCAAAAAGTTTGCTAAAAATATAGGTATTAAATAATGGGATATCATTCTTTTGACTTACAGACTGCAATATTTAGTTTACTTTCAGGTGATAGTACATTAGATGGTTTAGTAGGAAATAATAAAATATTTGATTCTATAGCACCTCAAGATACAGCATATCCTTATGTGATTATTGGTTCTGAATCAATTAGAGATGTTGGAACTAAAACTCTTGATGGCAATGTATACAATATAGATGTAGAGGTTTGGTCACAATATCGAGGACAAAAACAAATCAAAGAGGTTATGGAAAGAATTTACAATTTAGTCAATAATGCTACAATATCTGTAAGTGGAGCATCATCTGTTATGAGTTATGTAAATAATGTAACAACCATGACAGAGGTTGATGGTATCACAAGACATGGTATAGTGAATATAGACTTTACTGTATATGACAACTAAATAGGAGTAAATTATGGCAGTGCAAAAAGGTAGTGCAGTTTTAATCAAAGTGGGAAATGGTGCATCACCTGAAGTGTTCACTACTATAGGTGCTTTAAGAAGTTCATCTATCACTATTAATACTGAGCAAATAGATATAACAAACAAAGACTCAGCAAGAAACAGAATTTTATTAGCAAATGCTGGTATTCATTCATTTAGTATTTCAGGTAGTGGAATATTTGATGATGGAGCATCACATCAAACAATTTTAACTGCTTTCAGTGCAAGTGCATTTATTAATTTTCAATTTCTTGTTCCTGATTACAACACTTTCACAGGTGCATTTCAGGTCACAAGTATAGAGTACTCAGGTGAATATAATGATTCAGCTCAATATTCTCTTTCATTTGAAAGTGCTGGTGCAGTAACTATTGCAACAGTCTAAGGAGTAATTATGATTTATGAAATAATAAGTAATGTTCATTTAGACTACACAGACTCATCTGCAACGAGTAGTGCTTTAGCGATACCACAAAATATGGTCAGGTTATGTGCAAACACAACCTGTGCTATTAGTATTAATCCAGCAAGTGGCACAGATGCTACTGCTGATGATATATTGCTAGGTGCATTTCAAGAAATACTGTTAAATATTCCAAACGGATATTTTATAAGTGCTATTAGAATTGGAAGTGTAAGTGGAACATTATCAATACAAGCAATCAACTTAGGTGGCAGATAATGTGGAAAGAAACTGAAATTACTATTGATGGTAAAAAAGTAAATGCTCAAGTTAATAAGTCAAATGGCATGATAGAAATAGAAATGATGTTTGACTTAAAACTTGCTAATGCTACCAGCGTAACTATAGATTCAAAAGATTATAAAATTCTATCTATAGATGATGTTGGTGAAAGAGAAGAAACTTTAAAAATAACAATCGAGGACAAAAACAATGACAAATCTATTAAGAGCAGAAACGACACTAAAATTTCCAAATGATGTAAATTATAAAGCAAAAATGTCGCTTGATACTATTATGAGTATTGAGTCTGCTTTAAATGGTTCAATTCTTACAGTAGCAAATAAATTATCTACTGGTGGATTAACTATCACAGAGATTATTACAATTTTAACTTTGAGTATTCGTTCAGGTGGAAATAATGTTAAAGATGTAAATGTTAAAGAATTAGTGTCAGAAATAGGTTTAGTTAAAGCTATTAGTATGATTGGGGAGTTACTCACATTGGCACTTGGAACTGAAGAAGATAAATCTGATGAAAAAAAAAGCGAGTCATAAAAGGAAGTGAAGTTCTCCCTGTAGAAAGATGGTTTGAAGTCTGTGTTGGAATGATGCACTTATCTCCTGAGTGTTTTTGGAATATGTCAATTAAAGAAATCACTATGGCAATCAATGGTTTTAAAGAATATAATGGAAATAATGACAAACCAATGGAGAAGTCAGAACTAGAAGATTTAAAAGAAATGTACCCTGATTGTTAGCTGTAGTGTTAATTTGTCAAGGTAATTACCTAGTAAGTTTTATAGAATGATACGACAACTAAGATATGGCAACTGAATTAGATACATTACTCGTAAAAATCAAAGCAGACATTAGTGGTCTGAAGAAAGGTTTGGACAGAGCAAATTCTCAGGTTTCAAAAAGCTCAAGGAAAATGAGTTCTAACATGAATCAGTTTGGAAAGAGTTTAGATAGAGTTGGAAAAAGAGTTCTCCAATTTGGTTCATTATTTGCTGTAGCTTTTGGTGGTTATCAACTTAAAAAAGTTCTTGATGCTGGTAGAGTAGTTGAAGATTTACAAGTTAGATTAAAAGCATTATTTGGTAGTGCTGAAGAGGGTGCAAAATCTTTTCAGGTTATGTTGGAATATGCTGGTAAAGTTCCTTTCTCGTTAGGAGAAATTCAAAAAGGTTCAGGTAACTTAGCTGTTGTTGCAAAAGATGCAGAAGAATTAAAAGAGATTTTATTCTTAACAGGAAATGTCGCGGCGACCACAGGTTTAGACTTTAGACAAACTGCTGAACAAATACAAAGGTCGTTTTCTTCAGGTATTGCATCTGCTGATGTTTTCAGAGAAAGAGGTGTTGGTTCTTTATTAGGATTTCAAAAAGGTGCAGAAGTTAGTGTTGCTGAAACTATAAAAGTATTTAAAGAGGCATTCGGTAAAGGTGGTAAGTTTGGTAATGTAACAAAAGATTTAGCAACAACATTAACAGGTACTCTGTCAATGTTAGGAGATAAATTATTACAATTCAGATTAGCTATATCAGAAAGTTTTACTGCTGAAATAAAAACACAATTATCAGGAATGAATGAGGCACTTCAAAAATCTAGTAAAGAAGTTGAAATAATTGGTAAAGCAATTGGAGAAAAATTAGCTGGTGCAGTATCATTATTTGCAGAAAATATTGATGTCATTATAAGAGGTTTAACAGCATTAGCTATTTTCCTTACAGGTGCAATGGGAGTAGCGATTGTTGGTTTTGTTGCTGGTTTAGGTTCAATAGGACTTGTGATTGGTGCTGTTACTGTTGCATATGTTGGGTGGGGAGATGAAATTAAAGCATCTTATGGTTATCTATATGACCAAACTAAATCATTATTAGTTGTTTCAGATTCTTTAGGAAAAACAGAGGGCAAGGTAATAACATTAACAGATGCACTTAAAAAAATTCAACAAATTCCAGCTCATGAATGGTGGGGTGGTTTAAGTGAGGCTTTAGGTCTTAATAAAACTAAACTAGCAGAAGTAAATGAGGGAATGAAAATAGTTATTGTAACAGAAGAACAATTAAAAGAAATTATTATGGATTTAACAAAAGTATTTGATGACATGGGTAAAGATATATCTAAAGCATTTGGTAGTGCAGTTGTTTCAGGTTCAAGTTTTAGAGATGCCATGAGGTCAATATTAGT